GAATCTATATTTTTATTAAGGCCCCTCTCCGGAGGGGCTTTTTTTATTTTCTTTTTGATATTTATATTAAACTAATATAGGGAACACAAAATGGCAGACTTAACAGTAACAATTAAAGAAGATATAACACTTAATGGCACTCCAGAAGGAGGGCAATTTGACAAGATATATACTGGTATAGAAAATGTATATAAAACATGGGGCACAGTACCTTTAGGAAGTTCAGTTAATTTATATACAACAGCTATTAGTACTTGGGCAGGAAGTGTATTAGAAACCGATGGTGCAAAATATGCAAGAATAACAAATATGTCAACTGCTAGTGTTGCATATACAGGTTCATATTCTGGCTCTGTAAGTAGTTCTGTTTCAAATCAGTCTATACTTAGACTTAAAGTTTCTGGCTCAAATGGTATTTCATATCAATCTTTAGGACCTGGAGATAGCTTTATTTTAACACAACACTCTAGTTCTTTTCAGGGTTCAGCTACAAATGTTGCACTTGGTAGTGCGATATTCAAAAATATAGAAAGCGTAGATGCATCAGCTCAAGGTGGTGATTCTCAATATCACATATTTGCAGCAGGTGTAGCGGTAACATAAGGGATTAAAATATGGCAAATATAACAATATATGATGGTTCAGCAGGAACAATAAATGGAAATACTCCTTTTGCACTGTATGATACAGATTTAATATTCCAGAGTGATGGACCAAAGATCGCAGACTGGTGCGCTAAAAGATTAGGTTATCCAGTAACAGATATAGAAATGCAAGATGTACAATTTTTCTCTTGTTTTGAAGAAGCCATTACAGAATATAGTTCACAAGTAAATAGATTTAATATAAGAGAAAATTTATTAAACGCAAAAGGTAATTCAACATCTAAGAATTATACTCACAAATTGATTGACCCTAACTTAGGTAGAATAATAGCACTATCAAAACAATATGGTTCAGAAGTAGGTAGTGGTGGTACTGTAGATTGGAAGACAGGATATTTTAATACAATAACAGGTACACAAGAATATGATTTAGATGCACAAGCAACATTTAGTCAGTCAGTTTCAGGAACAGACATAGAAATAAAAAGAGTATTTCATCAACAAATGCCAGCAGCTGATAGACATTATGACCCTCAATTTGGTTCAGACTATGCAGCAGGTCAATTTGGCTGGAGTGGAACACTGGCAGGCATACAATACTTGGCAATGCCAATATATGATGATTTATTAAAAATACAACAAACTGAATTTAATGACACTGTAAGAAAATCAGCTTTTACATTTGAATTAATAAACAATAAGCTTAGAGTACACCCAGAACCACAATCAGTTTTCAAAATGTATTTCCAATATATTCATACAAGTGATAGAAATACATTAGTGACAGCATCTGCTATAACAGACTATTCTAATATGGGTTATAATAATATGACGTATACTGATATAAATGACCCAGGTAAACAATGGATAAAAAAATATACATTATCATTGGCAAAACAAATACTTGGTTCTGTTAGAAGTAAGTATGGCTCGATTCCAATTCCAGGTGCAGAAACTACACTTGATGGTGATACGCTAAGGTCAGAAGGAATTGCAGAATCAGAAGCTTTAATAGCTAATTTAAGGGAAGACCTAGATGCAGCATCTCGTAGAAACATGATGGAACGAGAAAATGAAATAACAGAATTTCAACAAGGTATGCTTAGTAAAGCACCGCTTAATATATACATAGGATAATATGGCACTATTCGGAGGAAGCAGAGATATCAGTCTATTTAGACATATAAATCGAGAGTTGATAAATGAAATTATTGATACTCGTTGTGATATATTTAAGTATTCTATATTTGATAATAAGGAAAATCTTTACGGAGAAGCATTAAGTAAAGTTTTTAAACCTGGTGTTAGAGTAGCAGGGCTTATAGAAAAAGGTGATAAAGAATGGTCAGCAGAAGATATCGGACCAGATTATTCTCGCACAATTACATTTTCATTTTTAAGAGATGATTTGGCTTCGTTAGAATTAGGTTCGACAAACAATACTGTAGAACCAAATGAAAATGCACAAGATGCAAATGTATTTTTAGAAATTGGTGATGTTATATTTTGGGATTCTATGTACTGTGAAATAGATACCGTTGCACAAGGACAATATCTATTTGGTAAAAATCCAGATACTGATTCGCTTGGAGGAACACATGGAGCTAGTTGGTCTGTTATAGTTAATACACATGAAATGAGAAGAAGTAAGATAAACACACTTGAAAATGTTAGAGCTGGATATGACGAATACGTTTCAGGTACAAAAGTAGATGAACAGAGAGGTGGATTATATGGCTAGTAAAGAAGAAATGAAAAATGTAGATAGAGCCAATCAAATAAGGCGAGACGACAAAGTAAAAGATTTGTCAGTTAATTTATATGATATCGATTCTGTAATAAAATATTATTTTGACAATGTAATACAACCAGGTGTTATGGAAGATGGAGAAAGAATAAATGTACCTATTGTTTATGGTTCACCAGAAAGATGGAAGTCAATTCAGAAAACAGGAATTTATAGAGATAAAAAAGGAAAAGTTCAATTTCCTGCAATTGTATATAAAAGAACTAGTGTAGAAAAAAGAAGAGACTTAGGTAGTAAAGTTGATACAACAAATCCATTATATTATGGTTTTCAAAAAAAATATACAAATAAAAATAGATATGATAGATTTGATATTCTTATAGGTAGAAAACCCCAGACTGAATTTCATAACGTTGTTGTTCCAGATTACGTAAAACTTACATACGACTGTATTGTATTTGCAGAATATCTAGAACAATTAAATAAGATAGTTGAAGATATAAATTATGCAGAAGGTCAATATTGGGGTCAGGATAATACATTTAAGTTTCTTTCTAAAATTGATAGTTTTAATATTGAAGCAGTTGCTGTACAGGGAGAAGATAGAGTATCGAAAGCTACATTCAATATAACAATGCATGGGTTTATAATACCTGATAATATACAAAAAGCAATGAGTAATTATAATCATAAAGATTATGGAAAAGCTGTAATTATAGTTAACGGTGAAACAGTTTCGTCACTTGAAGATATAGATAATAGAAACCAAGCAAGAGACGAATCTATTTTTAATAAAAAAAAGGTTTCTAAATAAGTTATAAGGAGAATAAAAATGGCTGAAATTAAAGAAGGCACAAAGTTTACAGAAGAAGAAATGAAAAAAATAAATGGATTCAAAGAAACATATGATACAGTAACAATAAGTTATGGTCAACTTGCAATGGACCAATTGGTTTTAGATGAATCTGAAATAAAAATAAAAGAAAGATATAACGCAACAAGAGTTGAAGAAAAAGCTTTTGTAAAAGAGCTTTCTGAAAAATATGGTAGAGGTGAATTAAACTTAGATACTGGTGTGTTTATACCTCAAGAATAATATATTTTGGGATTTAATCATTATATTTATATTAGAAATAACATATGACTCGAAAGGTTAATTCTCACACAATAAGGAGATAAATAAATGGCTGAAAAAATAATTAGCCCTGGTGTATTTACAAGAGAAAATGATTTATCATTTGTACAGCAAGGTGTCGCGCAAATTGGTGCTGCAATTGTAGGACCAACAGTAAAAGGACCTGCACTCATTCCAACGCAGGTATTTTCATACTCGGAATATCAAGCTCTTTACGGAGAGTCTTTTAAATCTGGTAGTAATTACTACCAGTTTTTAACATCAATATGTGCAAAGGAATATTTAAAACACGGTGGCCCTGCTACTATTGTAAGAGTTCTTCCTACTGCTGGTGTTGCAAACGCTAGTGCAAGCACTCACTTTGGAAATATTGCCCAGTTGTCATGCAAGGCAGGGGTTGGAGCATCAGGTTCAACATACGCTTCATTCACAAAAGCTTTTGATATAGCATGTCATACAGATGGCCATATTATGAATAGTAGACCAGGTGGTACTGATATATTACTAGAAGTTGCATCAAACGATGTATTCGTATCTACTTCAGTAGCAGGTACTGGAACTAAATTTGGTACAGACAGCAATATAAGATGGGAAATAAACAATGTACAGGAATCTAAAGGTACATTTACACTTTTAGTTAGACGAGGTGATGATTCAAGTAAAAGAAAAGTTATTCTTGAAACTTGGGGTAATTTATCTCTTGACCCTAATGCAAGAAATTATATTTGTGCAGCAATTGGTAGTCAAAGACCTACAGTCGGAGACTCAACAACTGCATATCCATATATTCAACCAGCTGGCTCATTTAAAAATAGGTCACAATACATATATATCCCTGAAGCAAACGTAACAAATACAGTTGATTATTTAACTGAAAATGGAAGTATTAGAGATACTAATGCTACTGCTTCTCTTCCAGCAAACAATAGTTCTGGTTCATTTTACGGTGGTAATGATGGTACAGGCATGATTCCTAATTCAACTGCAGGTGCTGCAAACTATTATGAAAATTCAACTAATGCAAACTTCCAAGGGTTGGATATATCAGCTGATGGTCAATCTGGATATGACGGCTATGAGTGCGCATTTAATCTATTATCTAATCAAGATGAATATGACATTAACTTACTTATTGCACCGGGACTTACAGATGCAATGTCTTCTGGACTAACCAATAAAATGGTTACTGTATGTGAAGAAAGAGGTGATGTAATGACAATCATCGACCCAAGAGATTACGCTGCATCTGAAACATTAGCATCAGTTACTGCAGTTGCAGAAGGGTATGATTCAAGCTATGCAGCAATGTATTGGCCATGGGTACAAATTTCAGACCCAGCTACAGGAAAATATATATGGGTACCACAATCGGTAATTATGCCAAGTATATACGCATTCAACGATAAGGTATCTGCAGAATGGTTTGCACCTGCTGGTCTTAATAGAGGTGGACAGGAAACTGTAGTACAGGCTGCAAGAAAATTAACACATGCTAATAGAGACGTTTTATATGAAGGAAATATTAACCCAGTTGCAACATTCCCTGGTGAAGGTGTAGTTGTATGGGGTCAAAAAACTCTTCAAAAGAAAGCTTCAGCTCTTGACCGTGTAAATGTTAGAAGGTTGTTAATCAATCTTAAAAAATTCATCGCATCAGTATCTAAATACTTAATCTTTGAAAACAATACTGCACAAACAAGAAACAGATTCTTATCACAAGTTAATCCTTATATGGAATCAGTACAACAAAGACAAGGTCTTTACGCTTTCAAAGTTGTGATGGACGAAACAAATAACACACCAGATATTATTGATAGAAATATAATGAAAGGCGATATATTTATCCAACCTGCAAAAGCTGCAGAATTTATTGTAATTGACTTTAACATAATGCCAACAGGCGCAACTTTTAACGATTAGGATATTTATATTAAATAGGAGATAAATAAATGGCAAACTTAATAGACCCAACAGAATTAATGTTCACGGCATTTGAGCCAAAGGTAACCAACAGATTTGTATTTTATGTTGATGGTATACCTTCATACTTAATTCGAGCAGCTGCAAGACCAAAAATTGTTAATAATGAAACTGAAATAAAGCATATCAATAATTCTAGATTTATTAAAGGAAGAAGTTCATGGGATGCAATAACAGTAGAATTATATGACCCAATCGTTCCATCAGGTGCACAGGCAGTTATGGAGTGGGTAAGACTACACCACGAATCAGTGACAGGTAGAAATGGATATGCTGACTTTTATAAGAAAGATGTGACAATTAACGTACTTGGACCAGTAGGTGATAAAGTAGAAGAATGGACAGGTAAAGGTGCTTTCCTTGTAGATGCTGACTTCGGTGCAATATCTTGGGAAAACG